TATCAAGAACTTAACGATTCGTTGACTAGGGTAGAAACACAAATACAAAGTGTTAACAATAATATGTGGGAACTTAACGATTTGAAATCTAGATTAGCTTACTTAGAGGCAGCTGGTCACGGACATTAATTATTGTTATACAGTGTAATAAATGTAATGAAACACCTATTGTTCGTAATAAAACTAGGTATTGTGGTAACATGGGTTGTATAGATTACAATAAAATTATTAGGAGAAGTTATGCAAAAAAAGAAAAAATCTGCGAAGAAGAATAAGCCTAAAAAAACTTATAAATATTAATATATGGCACATGCAGCACGTAAAGCTTCGTTAATTAAAAAGCACAATCTTAAAGGTGTTAACAAACCTAAACGTACTCCAGGTCATGCAACAAAATCACATATGGTTCTTGCACAAGAAGGCCACAATCTTAAACTAATTAGATTTGGTCAACAAGGTGTATCAGGTGCAGGTAAAAATCCTAAGTCAGCTAAAGATAAAGCTAGAAAAAAATCTTTTAAAGCTAGACATGCATCAAATATTAAAAAAGGTAAAATGTCTGCTGCATATTGGTCAGATAAGGTTAAGTGGTAAGATGGCTAAAGTTAGTTGGATGTGGGGTGGCAAACGTTATTATGGTACTTTAATTAGAGAAACTAAAACACATAAATTTGCTCGTACAGAAAATGGAAAGATTAAAAAAATAAAAAAATGATAGTATATACAAAAGCAGGTAAAGAATTCAAAGGCGCTCATCATAAAATGCCCAATGGACAAATTCATTCAGGTAAAAAACATACTAAAAATAGTAAGCGTTTATATAAAAAGAAACCTAAAAAATGAAATTAGAAGTATTAAGATTTAGTTCAGGAAAAGATTCAACATCTGGCATATTACTTGATACAAGTAACGGAAAGAAAACATTTCTTTGTTATACCTTAGAAGATGAACAACGTGAAGTAAAAGTATACGGTGAAACACGTATACCTGCAGGTACATACAAGCTTAAACTTCGTGAAGAAGGTGGATTTCATAACAAACATTTAGCAAGATACGGTGCAGATTGGCACAAAGGTATGATATGGGTACAGGATGTACCTAATTTTAAGTGGATTTTATGGCATTCAGGTAATACAGATGAAAATACTGCAGGTTGTTTGCTACTTGGAAATTCACAAGAAAGCAACTTAGTGAAAAAAGATGGGTTTATTGGTGCTAGTAGAGACGCATATAAACTTGTATACCCTCGTGTGTCTGAAGCTATACTATCAGGACAAGATGTAGAAGTTACATACATAGATTACGATGGAGACATACAATTAAGTAACAAAACTTCTCCAGACATGATACAACCAGATAGTATTATGGATAAACTACAAGAGATAAGTGGCGAACTGCATGTTGTTTCTGCTAAACTAGATGGCAGAAAGATAGATTAATGTCATTACCAGATTATAGATTAGTAGAAGAATATGAAAACACTAGGTTTTCTAAAGAATTTGCTGAACGTAAAAAAGCTAGACAAGCTAAAGCTAAAGCAGCATGGTCTAAAAAGTATGGTGAAAATTATACTAAACGTAAAACTCGTAATCGAGTTGTTACTAAAACTATAACACCTGCTGAAGCAGCAAAAATCAGAGCAGAAATACCTAAACCTTCTATAGGTAATGTTAAATCAAATATCCAAATAAATAATCCTAAAGGTGCTATTGGTCCTAGTAGAAAAACTGTAGGTAATAAAGTTGTTGGTAAATTAGCAGGAGAAATTTCTCCAATATCAAAAAATACTGTAAAACCTGTTTATACAGGAGTTGCAGGTTCATCACAAACATATGTTGGAACTAGTGTAACAAATCCTAATACAAATCAAACAACATTTACACCTAAAGGTAAGATTGATAAAATTATAGCTTCTAAAGTAGCTAGTCAAACAGGTGCTAAAACTACAGGTAAAGCAATAGTAAAGTTCGCAGCTAAAGGTGCTACAAGGTTAATACCTGGTATAGGTACTGCTATGTTGGTTAAAGATATTTATGATGTAAACAAATGGGCTATGTCACAACCGAAAAAAAAGAAAAAAGATGCTAACATATACGGTACAGTATCAAGTAATAAAATATACAAGGGATATTAAATGAACGAAGAATATAAATCAATATTAGAAAAAACTGGCTGGACTTTTGTAGAAGCATTTATAGGTGCTTTAGCAGTTGCTCCTCTAGTAGGCGTAGACGCTAACGCATTACAGTTAGCTGCACTATCTGGTGCATCAGCTGCTCTAGTTGTTGTAAAAGAATTTGCTAAAAAAAAATTAGGTAAGTAATGAAACTAACTGTTACTAATCCTAATATGAAAGGCATGGGTAAGCGTGAAAAACTTATGCGTGCTAATCAAGAACAAAGTAAATCTAATGTATCAGCTGCAAGAGCTACAATGTACAAAGATAAAGCTTCTACACAATTTCAATTAGGTAATACATCATTAGCTAATCAATACAGTTTTAAATCTAAAAGCGCAGAAAAAAAATCTTATCAACAAAGTTATAGGGCTAGTAGGTATTCTAAGTAACACCTGAGTGTCTATCTAAATAACCTTCTAACAGTTCTCTATACGCTACTTTTGTACCCATAGACTGACGACCATCGTATATATCATGATGCCATTTACATAGTACAGCTGTATTATCTACATTATATTTGCGTGCTTTGTTGCCACCCATACCTATATCTTTAAGATGTGCTAGCTCTAACCATTTACCACTGCTACAATTTGCCCACTCACAGACGTTTCCAGCCCGTATAAAGGCTTGTTCTCTTATCTGTGCAATGTCATCCATCAACAGAGTACATAGTATATTTGAGTGTAATTTCTTCTCCTGCTTTTATAGGTTTAATAGGAAACAAATGACTAACTATTGTTCCATCAAATCTTTTAACTTCGCAGTTAGGTGTTTCACTATGATTAATAAAACCTCCTAAAGGTGTACGAAATACACTGCCTACTTCTTCGTACCATACATGTGTAACACCTAAAGAAGTTTCTAAATCTTTAATAGCTTTTAATGTAAACAAACCTAAGCCCTCTATCTTGCTGGGTTGTATAGTCATATTGTTAGGTAAAGGTCTATATGTATCTTCTTTATCCATAAATTGTAAAGTATCTTCCTGATGGTAAGTTCCATGTCTTAGTTATATCGTTCCATCTACAGTCACCTTTATCAATCTCTGTATCACCTTCATAAATAGCATTAGATACATACATAAACAACTGTGAACTACATTTACCTTCTACTTTACCTATACCCATATCAACATAATCTATTAGTTTTTGTAAATAATCTAATGTATTTTCTGTTATAACTACTGCATGCTTAGATGAACCTGTCATAAGGTCAGCTGGTGCAGTTTTATTAAGACCAACAGTTACACGTTTGTGTGCTAACTTTGATTCATTGTTACGTAGTGAATCTAAATTATGTGTTGTAGATATTTTAAGTCTAAAGTTTCTCTATCTAATGTGTATGCAATCCATACTTCATTACCATTTTTATTAAGTCCTAAGAATCTTTTACCACCAAAGACAGTTTTCTTTTCTGCATTTTCTATCCAAGCATCTAACTTAGCATGCCATTCTATTTTGTCTTCATAGTTAGTATCTACATAAATTTCTTTAGATTTTGCAAATCTAGTATTCATAGGCATTATTCCTCCTCGTTTATAGGGTCAATTGTTACAGTAAACTTGGGTACTAAACACTTAACTTCTTCTTTACCTTGTTCGTTCTTAACTACTATTGGCATAAATCCAAAACGTTTTTCTAATTCGTTAATAAGAACTACACCGTCTGCATCTGATACTGATATATCACTCATTCTTCTTCTCCTAACTCTCCTAATTGATTGTTGTAATCTTTAACAAATTTTTCCATTAACCAACGTAACTTACCTAGGTCAGGTGGAATATTCATTTCTGTACTACCGCATGCATCAACAAATTGCTTGCCCCATGTCTTCATAAATTGTGGATGGGTAAATATATTTGTATTAATTATGCTAGGTGTTTTAATTTTTTTCATATTTTTTTTGTTCCTCTATGTCTTGTAATATAAATTCAGCACACGAATCGCATACTTTGTTATCTGGATAAATTGTTAAATAACAAGTAATGTTACATACAATACATACCATATTGTAAATGTCATCAATCTGTGTTTTCATTTAAACTAACTTCCAACAGTTCATTATTGTGTCCTTTCCAACAATGCTTGCTACTATTCCAATGATGCCAACCATCGTTATAAACTAGCCAAGCAGCTATTTTTGTAGACGTTATAGGGTTCTTTCTATTATTTATTATACCAAGCTTAGGTTTTAACCAAGCCCAAGTATCGTCATTAAATTGCCAAAGACCTACGTCAGTTGTGCCGTTTGTATTACGACCTACTGCTGTTTCTTTACCCCTGCTTTCGCAATAAACAATAGTCATTCCTTGTATTACATCTTCTGGTTTAAAGTATGTAGAGATTAAACTGTGCCATTGTTCTACGTACTGAACCTGGTTTTTTACTTCTCTGCATTCTTTATACTCTGATAATAAGTCAGGTGTTAGAAACATTGGAAACAAACACCCGACTATTATCTCTAACATTAGCTAACTGTTGTCTTTGAAGGTATTTTTGTACAATAGTATGTACTATGACCTTTCTTAGGTCCTTTTACTGTTACTATATTGTATCCTTCTTTACGAAGGTTATGTATTACTCCTCCGAATCTATGACTGTTTAGCTCTACTACCATTTCCCAATTACTTATTGGTTCAAATTCATCTTCTGTTAATGTCATTGACAATGCCCATGCTATTAACTGTGTTTTGTTACGTACATAATCTGGTACTAACTTACCTCTAAAATAATCTGGTATCATATCTATCCTTTCTTATTAGTTTTTCTAAGACCACGATACTGGCCTCCTTTTTTAGACTTAGCAGCCCTGCGCTGC